TGTTGGGTCGATTAGCTAGCGTTGTCGCTGCAGCACCAGAGGGGCTGCCACCAGGAACGATCGTCTGACCATTCGTGGGTCCAGTAGCACCAAGTGCACCATTACTCCAAGGAGCCTGAGGGCCAGGGTTGCCATTCCATGTGTTGAAATAGGAACCACCGCCATGAGCAAGCATCATAGCTCGCAGGACAGGATCCTGAATGAAGGAATAGTAGAATAGCGGGTGCATAAGCAGAGTGTCAGCAGGGAAGCCTTCCTCAGACATATGAGCCATACCACGCATCAGGTCATCCATTCGGAGGGTACCATTAGCTGCAAGCGTAAGATCGCGACCGCTACAGACTCCATAAAGAGACTGAGCAGGTGTACGGTTATCAAACAGCGTAGTTCCTAGCGAGGTTAGGAAGTTCACAGCCTTCTGCTCCTTATGACGAACAAGAGCGTTGCCCATCAAGCGGAGGTTTGTAGCCATGATATCCCAAGTCGAGTATCGGAGAGCTTCGTCAGTAAACGAAGCAGCGATACCGGACTTCCCGATCCAAGCAGTACTTACCGCTCCACCGATCTGGAAGTTGACTTCGGGATAGGTACCATGCTCCTGAACATCCTGAGCATATACAGCACCCATCGCACCAGCAAGGACCTGGGTGTTTAGACCCTTCGCCTGTACTCGATTAAAAAGACCCGTGATTATAGCAAGAGGCTCAACCGGCTCTCTGATAAGAATCTCCATAGACTTCGCTAGAAGTGGAGTAATCTCAGAGCTTGCGATAGCATCACGGTTACGGGGGGAGATGGTCTCAGCAAATACGGACCATTCTATTCTTTCGTCGCTGTCTGGTAGCTGACCACGATTTTTAAAGAGGTCGGCTACATAACGTGCAGCGTGATTCTCATTCGAGGGCAGAGTCAGTTCGCGACCATCAACTAATTTGAGGTTCATCTTTAACTCCTTACTGAATCTTAACGTTGATTACAACGATTTGATTAGACACGGTTTCACCGCTAAGTGTTAGCAGGTCGCTAAACCCAAGGGTTGCGCTACCAGGCATTTGAGCATCAGCTGCCATACCTGTACTATTCCAGGCGGTCCGCACTCTATCGAGAAGACCAGCGGGTTCATTTTGTAGGGCAAGTGTTCGACCAACAAGATCTGCAGCAACTGCAGAGCCTGCAGGAACGAAGTTAGATCGCTGATCGAAGGTCAAGAACTGACCAGCCTGAGCAATCCCAGACAGGTGAATGTGGCGATGTGCAAGAGCCTGGTTTACGGCGTCGTAGAAACTGTAGGATACGGTTTCGCCACCACCAGCAGCATTCGTTGTACCATCAGCTGAGAACACAACGAGCAAGCCAACATCTGCGTCAAGGAACCAGTCGCCTACGACACCTGCAATAACCGCCGCAACAGAACCTCGCTTACGAATAAGCAAGTTAGCAGAGGAGGTAACCGGTGTACGAGTCGTATCAGCGGCTAGAGGCGTTCTAGTGAGCGCATAAGCAACAACACCCTGACCCGCAACTGGCGCTGCAGGAACGTCTGCAGAGTACCTCTGCAAACCGTTCAGCTGAGCCTGGTTCACAAAGAGTTCTGCACCACCAGCAACAACATCTGCATCAGGGAACGTAGTACCCTGTCCGTTAGGAGCTGCGGTGCCAGGGGTCCAAGGCCCTGCGACATCAAGAGAAATCGTTGATACAGCGGGTACGTGGGCAACCTGAGGAACCTTCATCTGAATATCAGTTAGGAACTGAACGAGATGCTGCTTCTGGTAGTTAACAAAGTTAAGGCCACCAGCGGTTTCTCCAGCCCAGACGAAAACGTCGTAGGCTGAAACGCCAACAGGATTAGAGATAAAAGCATCTGCAACATCCTGTAGGTGACCTACAGTACCTGTAGCGAAAATGGCTGCAGGTGCAAACCCCATGTCAGCCTCGGCTACAAGGCCCCTATCTAGGAGCGCAGTAGTAACCTGCCCCTGGTTGTAGGTAACAGCATTTGCAACCGCTACCCCAGTTGTGAGGTCAATCACTCCTGAGGTGACATCAAGGGCAGTGTATACAAGGCAGGCAGTTCCTGCACCCGCTCCTGCTACCTGAGCATTAGTCGCAGGGTCGGTACCACCAAAGGCAAGCCTCCAACCACTGGGAACTACTCTACCTTCACGATCGAATGATACGACCTTTCCACTAGAAATTACGTAAGAATCGTCACTAGCCTGATCCGTCCACTCGATGGGTAACCATGCTGCGGGCTTCCATTCCCCCGCTGGGACGGAGACATTAGCTTGGACTTTATTATTTGGAGTGATGTTATCTAGAACATCAGTCCGGGACTTGAAGGTCCCACTAAAGCGCTTTATGGGCATTTGTTAATCTCCTGATTAAATATAGTTTGTAGGATGGAATCCGCGAGGGAGATATCGCTGCTTAGTTGCAACGTATCTTTCAGCAGCACCTTCCCCATCAGTTTCTAGAATTTGCTGGAATTTTTCCACAATAGTTTTCTCAAAGTCTCCGAGTTCTTTCTTAGCCATATTAGATAGACTATCTCCATTACCAGAAGAAGCTACAGAAGGATTTTCAACTTGTAGGATTACATTAGTAGTTGATTCCTCGCTAGTTAGCGTAATCTTATCAAACCAATCATACATAACTTCAAGCTTATCTGTATCTTTTACCTCAGAAAAATCTTTTTCATTGCTTGTCGCTAGCGATGTCAACACATTATCAAGCTGTCCTTCAAGAGTCTCAACCCGCTTAAGAACGCGAGCATGATCCTGTTGAAGAGAGTCGTAATCTGCATCTACATTGTCACTAATCTCATCTATCACTTCCCAACCCATAATTAGAGATTCCTTTTCTAGAGCTTCCTGACGAAGTTCGTCAGTCCACTCTGTCTCGGCCTCAATTAGGTTGGCATCATCCCCATCGCATGCAGGAAGGCTCCAGCTGCTTTGATTTGCCTTTCTACATACACAAGCTTTAATTTTACTGTAAAGCTCTGAGGACGCATGCTGCTTGGCTCTTGCTAGAGCATTAACAGCGTGTGCTTTGTCTGGAACAGGATAGCTTCTATCAGGACCACAGAAAGTACTTTCCTTTAACTTGTTGCGCTGCTCGCTTGTGAGCTTTGCATCAAAGGAAATTTCCTCCTCAGTCTCTTCCGAAGTATCAGTTTCGCTAGCCTGCGGTTCTGCACTGAGCTTTTGCTCAGTAAGGTTAACCAAGATATCTATCTTAGCAGATAGGTCCTGAATGATTGTCTGAATATCAGGCTCAGGGAAGCTTTCGGGCTCCTCTGCTGCGGGTTCGGCTGAATCTGTTGCTTCAGATGCTTCTGCATCTTCTTCAATATCCGTATTGGAAGGCGCTGCTTCAGCTACTTCAGAGTAGCTAATATTGTCAGCAGCAACTTCTTCTACTTCTTCTACAGCAGAAACCTCTTCTGCAACCGTGTCTTCAGTTACTTCTGTGGTCTGTTCTGTCATTTGGTGCTCCATCGTATAAGTAGAGTCAGTGAGGTAGACTGTTTCCATATCTACGCGACAATTGTCCTGACAATCCTTGGAAAGCTGTTTGCTATCATGAATTTCCATTGCAAGGACTTGAGAAAGGTCATCAGCAGGCATATTAACAACAGAACCTTCAAGTACTTTGAAGGTTCCAGTAACAAAAACACAGGGATCGCCATCATAAATGCGGCCATGCCTGTGTTCGCAAAGGTCACCATCTGCCCAATCAGAATAACAAATACTACAGACATGTCTGTCTGTAGTGCTGCCAGCTGAAAAGGTAATGTACCTGCCGTCAAGAAACTTTTCAATAGCTTTCTGGTCTGTAATTCGAGCTTGTACTCTTAATCTTCCCATTCCAGGCCACTCTTTATTAGTAAGAAGGCCAAACTTTTTCATCTTCTTAAAGATCTGTTTGGGATCATCTGAATCATAGGCGCCTTGCAACTCCATGTAGGAAGAGATATCTGTAAAGTATCCCATAGCCTCGGAGGACATATCTTGCCACTCAGCACCAACAAAGCGACCGATTGGATCTTGGTCGCTTTCGTGATGTTGAAGAATTGGTTTTGCATATGGTGACAGTATTGTGCTAACGCCGGATTGCTGACCCTTGACTG